TTTGTGCCGCGAACTATTGTCACCACGTACGGCAGAGCAATGCCTGTGGGCTCGTCATCCTCGTCCACATCTTCGTAGCCCTTAATATCCAAGTCAACGTGGCACTCAAGCAAAGTAAACCTGTCATCGTTCAGATCACTGAAACCTGTCTCTTTGTCTTTGGCTTTCTGAATGTCACCCAAAACTTTGTCGGGTTCACCCAACTCAATGTCGCGGTAAAAACCTGCTTGCTGAAGTTTGAGAATCTCATTCTTGGTCTTGCGCATAACGTGCGTGACGCGGTAGCAAGTCTGAATATCCGATGTGCCGTAGGGCAGGATCATGTCTTCAGCAGGGATAAAGATAGACACCTGACGACCCAGAGACGGGTCGTAGTACACCTTCTTGAACGCTGAACCTGTGGCCGGCAGTGACCACAACATGCGCTCATGCTCAGGGCGAAACTCAACCATCTTCTCAGTCAACTGGTAGTTCATGTCCGCTTCTACGCGAGTGGCCGCTTCTTGTTTCTGCGGTGTCTCTTTACCAAGGATTTTGGTACGCACAGGGCCTTGCGCGGGGAACGTCTCGGTGATGGTCTCTGACTGGAAGCGCACAACGGCTTCTGTAATCATGGGGTGGAACACGCCGGACGCACCATTCCAAGGCTCTGTTCTCTCTTCAATCTGCAAGCCCAAAAGCTTCAAGCCCTCTGTGTATGCTTTTTCCCAGTCCTTGCGGGAGTTCTTGTCTTGGTCAATGTCGCCTGCCAAGTCGCTGGCCATGCTCTCCATGGCGCTCTCGTCCATGTACTCAGCCAAGTTAGCATCAAAGTCTTTGTCTGAAGGCTCGCCCGGCTCAATCTCAATCTCCATACCATCAATGCCGATCTTGACAGACTCAGGATCAACAATCTCAATCTCAATGGGCTCTGCGCCTTGGGATGTCTCTTCAAGCCCTTTTGGTTGCTGATACAGCGCTTTGTCAATATTCGTTGCCATGTGTGTTCCTAGTAGTAAGCCGCCTTGCGCGGTATGCTGTAAATAAGATCGTCTTTCTCATCCGAATCAAGGGCAATAAATCCCCCCTGACGAAATCGCAAAAGCGCTTGTGTTGTTGTGTCCACGAAGTCATCGTGCTCCCCAACAGGGAACGCGGCCATCTCTTCGATCACTTCTCGTGCCCAACGTGTGTCGGGTGCCCAGACTTTACCTGAACTGAACAAATCCGCAACTGCATTAAGGCGCACCATCTTGTCGTTACCCCGACTTGGAGAAAACTCTTGCACAGGTATGCCCATAGCTCTGAGTTCTTGTATCAGTGGTGCGCCAGCCGCCTTTTTTTCCACAATGAACGCATCAGGTTCCCACTCTTTGTACTGTTTGAGCGCAACGACCTTGAGTTCGGGGAAAGCCATCCGGTCTTTAATGGCGTCTAGCAAAATAACTTGGGGCGTGTCGTTTTCTTCTTCGTTGTAGAAGATACCCCATGTGGTGCAAGCGGAATAGTCGGAGTTGTTCTTGGTTTCAAACGCCGTATCCCAAGACTGGATGATGTACTCACACTTTGGCGGGTCATCGTGCTCCCAAATACGCCACATCTTGCGGCTGACGATGGCCGAGTTCTCAGAAGTGGGCTGCTGCATGTACTGCGCGTTCCAATAACGCGGGTCAATACTGGCTTTTGTAGATTTTAACGCCTCAAGTGACCACTGCTCTGGCCACAAGGACTTCTCGTCTTCGTCCCCGTCGTTCAAAATGGCCGGCAACTCCACAATTTCCCATGGAACAGCCTCTGGGTTCTTGGTTTGGTAGTCAATCAGGCGCCCAGTCAGGTCTAGGAGCGACCAACGGGTCATAATGACAATAATCGCACCCCCCGGCATCAAGCGCTGAAGTGGGCCGGTCTGAAACCAAGACCAAGCGGTATCAAACGCGAGTCTACTGTTGGACTTTACGTCCTGCTCCGAGTGAGGGTCGTCAATAACAAACAGATCAGCACCGCGACCGGCCAGTGCACCACCAACACCAGCAGCGTAGTACTGACCACCAGCACTAGTAGACCACTTACCCGCAGCTTTTTGGTCATCTGCAACCATTGTTTGGGGAAAAACGCTACGGTACTCTTCCGAATCTAACAAGTTACGCACACGCCGGCCAAAATCTTCAGACAGACTTGCAGTGTGTGTGCCCATGATGATCTTCTTCTCAGGATACTTACCTAGAAAGTACGCAGGGAACAGGTAAGACGAGAACTCAGACTTACCCATACGAGGCGCGATGTTGATAATCACGCGCTTTTTCCTGCCCTCAACCACATCAGTAAAGATTTTTGCCAGTTTTTTGTGGTGGGGGCCGATCTTAAAGCCCGGATACACCGCTTGGGCAAAGCCCAACATGTTTGTTTTAGCCGCCTGCAGTCTGGCGCGGGACTCCCGAAGCTCCAAGTCTTCGAACAACTCCATCTTTTCTTTGACGCTCATCTGCGGCAAAGCCTTGGCCATGGCTTCTAGCTCAAGCTTACTCAGTGTTGTAAAGTTTTCAGGCTTCATCAGACTTTTCTTCCGTCACATCGACCACATCAATTACGCCCATAAACCTGTTGAGCTTGTCTTTGATCCGCGTCTCAAGCTCCATGTCTGACATCTCGGTCTTCTTGACCTCAATGCGCTCAGTAAATAGCGCAACTTCCGTGACCTTACCAAGCATGTCTAGCGCTTTAAGTCTGATACGGGCATCTGGGTGCTTGACTTCCTCAAGGATCTTAGCTACGGCAAATCCCCTGAGTTCCTTGGCCTGCTCCACAAACGCCCAGTCGTAGGCTGTAAGCATCCCTACTAGGTGCTGGACTGCAGCAGGAGCCTTAATGTTAGCAAGCGCTTGCTGTGTGTTCTGGGGCGGCTGTCCTGTAACCAGTGAGGCAAACGATTGCCGTGCAGCCTGTGCGTCTGCCTTGGACTCAGCCGCTTCGTCATCCAACTCCAAGTCTTTTAACCACTCTGCGGTCTTAACCTGTGCGTCAATGATGGTTGCAGGCTCGGCCTTATCAAACGGCAACAGCGAAGCTGCCGTCATGTCGACCACTTCTGGGTGAAACTCGCCGTGAATAAGATGTTCTAGCATTGTGCGTAGGTTAGTACTGGCGTGTCGTACTTGTTGCCTCGTTGCAGTTAGTGTACACTTCTTTTCGGTGATGGCGCAAGTCATTGCTTCTCCTTGATGGTTTCAGTTGCCATCTTTTACCCCGGCTCGCAAGGTCGGGGTTTTTTTATTGTGCAATGTCCAACGTTTGACATTGATCCTTGGAAATTTTTTAAAATTTTATGGGGGGTGGGGGGATCGTAATGTGGGCATTTCGATCCTGTTTTTTGAAAATTGGGATTGTGGTTATGAAACAGTGTTTATAGGCGACGCAGGTGCCGACCTTTTTTAGGGGTCATGGGGGTATGGTGGGGTCAACAGAACGCCAATATAGGTACTTTTGTTTCTCGTATTTACCCCTCATGGTAAAATAGAGGCATCGGTTAGGGAATCAGTCCTAGCCGATTCAGGGAACTTGTTCCCCGATTCAAACCATAGTCAACTCAAGGAGATCATCATGACTAAAGCAAACGCAATCACAGTAACCTACCAACAGTTCGCAGAGGGTGTCGGTCGCACAGATCGCATGACGTTAGAGGCAAGCCTTGCATGGCACAAAGAGTACCTGACACTCGATGCAGAGAAGCAGAGTGATTGGAGATACGACTTCGTGCTCAACTATGTGATCGGTCGCATGGACTGTTCACGCAAGCAAGCCGAGATTATTTGCAACAAGACTCGGACAGAACGCACAGCCAGTCAGGAGAAGGCTGTCAATACTGGTGGCGCAAAGTTTCGTGACCACATCAGTAGGACTGGTCGCACATCGGGCAAGAAGACTGTGGTCAAGTTCACCCGTGAGCAGGTGCAAGCCTGTGACAATGCCTTGGCATCTTTCCCTGCTGACACACTCAAGAAGCAAGTTGAGTTGTTGCGTGCTTACTTGGCAACATTGCCATTGTAAATAATCTGGGGAACTTGTTCCCCGTTTCCCCGACACCGCAAGAGCGAACCTCCTGCGGTGTTTCTTTTCTTGTCCAATCAATAATCTCAAGGAGAACATTATGTTCACAATTATCGTTCGCAACAATGGCATCACCCACGAATACAAAACCGAATCACAAAGCGATGCTCGTGTTTTGTTCCACGCTTTGACTGTAACCTTCCTTCATGTAGAGGCGTGGCTTGGCTCAGAGTTGGTTCAAGAGTACAAGAACTGCTAATCAGCAGGGATTTCTACAAGCATAGCGTGCTGTGCTTGTGGGGCAATCCTGCCCATACAACAACTCTCAAGGAGTAAATAATCATGACACCAACCAAAGTAATCTCACACATCGTGTGTTCACTCGCACTTGTCACATCAATCATCGTTGGCTTTTACGGCATGAACGAGTATGGCGTTGCCCCATTGTGGGCATTGCTCACGCTTGGCGGATCGTTCTTGTTCGGCACTCAACTCATGCTCATCATCACAGGAGAACAGTAATGCGTAACCTCATCCAACCCACAACCAAAGAAGTAGGCATCGTCACCATCAGAGGGCGTGACTACCATATGCAAACCATCAGCTACGGCTCACAGCATCAGGTTCATGTGTTCCGCAAGGGCGCACTACATTTACGTGGTCTTGTGTTCGAAACGCAATCAGCCTATGACGCATGGCGTAACGGGATGCACCAACTTGACCTACCATTTGGGGAACAAGTTCCCCGACCTGCACTATAGTGCGAGATTATTTAGTCAAAAAACAAGCCACGGCCAAATGTCCGACACTACAACCCGTTGACTAATTTCCGTGTAACCCCGCAACCCGCATGAACACTAGCGTTCCGCAAAAACTGTCCTATCTATCTATCTATTTAATATATATTTATATATATAGATGTGTCTATTAGGGGGTGCTCATTCCTTTTCTCTTAGACACTTGCTTTTTTTGGTTGGCGTTAGCTTCCCAGAAATTACATAGATAGCAAGCACACTTTTCCTGCTACACTAGCACTGGTGCGGCTTCACAGCCTACACGCAAATTAGTCACAGCCCTGTAGTGTTGGACATTTGGCCGACACTCAAATTTGGAGTCAATAATCTCATGTACGAAACCTACATCAAACTCAGCGCCAACGAGCTTCACAACCGCTTAACCGAGCGCAACCTACACCCATCCGAGATCGAGCGCATCAAGGGTGAGGTCTTAACCCTCAAAGAAACCATGCGTGTCTCACGCATCACACGCACCCAGCGCAAGGCAGAGTGGGACAAGGTGCTGCAACCCCTGCGCTACGAAATCAATAACGCCCGTGTCGGCATGAGATACGGCGGGGAACAAGCTCCCCAAGAACGAACGCTAGCCTTCAGCGAGTACATACGCATCATGGAGAAACTTGTAGCCATGCTCGATGCCCCATACAAAGCGCTCGATAGCACCCCCATACAGATCGCCCGTGACAAGGGACTGCCCAACGATGGTGAGCATTGGACTGACTGGATACCCGCTAGGGTTAAGGACAAGATCAGCCTACTGTTCGCAGACGTACCCGTTGTGCCAAGGGGCAAGCGCAAGACACCCTTCCAACGAACTATGCTGCCTGACCAATTTAATAAATCAAAAACCAGATTATTGACCAAGACACAAAAGGAGATAAGCAACCTTGAACGCAAGATCGCAATCAACCCAACAGAAGCACGCTCAGATAAGCTCAAGCAGATGGAACGTGCCATCAAGATTATTGAGGCGCTCGATAAGAACGAAGCTGTGCCTGCCACATGGTCAAAGCTCTTGGGCAAGGGCTGACTACTGTCAACAACTATCAACATTCTTTCTTTTGGGGAACAAGTTCCCCAGACTGTTCGGCGCTTGGGCAATGCCGTTCACCATCCGCAACCTGCCCACATTATTTAGGAGAAGCATCATGAAAAGAGAACCACACAGCAAGTACACGCACGCAGTAATCGACTATCGCCTGACAGCAACATGGGCTGACGGCATCGTTGAGGACTTAACGCCTCACCTACCGCCTGAGTTGCAGGCGAACATCGAGGAATACCTCGTTGAGATGGATGACCTGCGTACGCAAGACCCAGCTAACTATTTTCTATAAGGAGAATGAAATGGGATTAGACATCAACATACTAAGCGTGCCCCGTGCCGTTACTACAAAGCCAGCCGATGCATACGTCGGCTCACGCTATGACAAAAACCCAAGGTGGAAGCAGGTTGCATACGCACGTAGTGACTGGGACTTGCACGACATATTTTGTGTGCTGTATAGCAAACGAGGAGGAACCAAAGAGGACTTTAACAATACAACTGTGCGCCTGTACAAGCGTGACCTACGCTTGTTTGATGCATCGATCAGCGCACCGATTCTCGAACACATGAAAAAGGGGCGAGTTGTGTACGCCGAATCAAGTTTTTAACCAAGGAGAAAACTATGAAATCTAAACACGTAACGAACGTAGAGCTAATCAACAAGCTCATGACGCACTCACAGCAGGGCGTACTAATGCAGGCATTCATCATCGAAGCTATCGCTAAGTACGCAGAGCAGACCAAGGTCGCACCGCCTTGGTCTACGGACAACACGTTCATTAGCGAAGCCGCATGGCGTGCGTGTGCTGACGAGGCATTGGAAGCAATCAACAACAGGAGTAAGTAATGACATTGGAAGAGAAACAGGAGGCAATTCTTTTACTTAAGAAAGCACAAGCGCTTATCAAGCATATGAATGAACAGTCACGCATTGATAGGTCGTTGTATTTATGTATGGACTTATACGACGATATGTTTGAAGAGCTAGATTCAATTATTAACAAACTAGGAGAGACAGAATGAAAGCAATCTTAATCAGCGTGTCGGGCATGATGCACCCGCCATTCAGCAATCACTTCACAGATAAGTGTGTCATCTTACCCGCAGAGTTATCTGACTCTATGCGTGATGAGGTGCTGCGTAACTACTGTGATGTGTTTTATGTGTTCACCTCTGGTGATCCTATCGTGGGCGAGCATCGCTCGTTCACTATCTTTTCATTCGATGTACTCGAAGAAATGGAGGTAGCCCTAGCCTGAGCAACAGGCGTGTTCGTTAGTCGGGGAACTTGTTCCCCATTCTTTTTATACATCAAGGAGAAACGTATGTTTCAAATAACTAGATTCGTGATGGAAGATTTCATTGACTCACTCGATCAGGTGATCTACATCGTATCGTTCAAGAAGCGCTACATGGTGTACAACGCATCCCGTAGGCGTCTCGTCTGCTCAGATGTGCTGCACATGGGGGCGGGCAAAGCCCCCCTTGATCTGATTACGACAGACAACCTGTCTGTGTGGACTCGTACCTCACGCTATCGTGTCAACCCCGATGAGAATCTTGCACCTCGTGCTTTGACTTATCGAGAGGCTGTTGTCGAGAGCCGTGATCGCTACGATATGCACCAGATGATGCGCCGTCTGTTGCTACCCGCTAGCATTGACAATAGTAGGCTTGATCGCAGTGAGCGCAACTTGTTGATCCACAGGGTCGATCGTGTCATTGAGGGGTATGCGAGGAAGCATGACTCCAATGCGGACTCACCGCCTAGCTCATCCGCTACGTTCAAGGACTCGTGGTATCAACACCCTGTTGCCTACAAGCTTGCAATCAAAACCTATCGTGACTTCGGGCATCTCGTTGCTCGTGCCAAGGCAGGTGATGAGTCCATCACGAACGATGATCTTCGCTCTACGTTCTTCAACCTAGCCAATCGTTACAGCGATGCCACGAGCCATGTTGAGAATGCATTCAATGCCATTGAGGGTATGGGTGACATGGAAATCACGCACTGCGACTGTGGTCACTACGAGGACAGCAACAACACACACGATGTGCGTAACGATACGTGGTGCGACTCGTGCTTCGATGATGAAGCTGTGTATGTCGAAGATCAAAACGAGTACTGGCCTCGTGACGATGCGTACTACTGCGAGAGCGATGACAACTACTACTCGTATGAGCGTACCGATGACGATGATGACGATGACGATGACGACAGCGATCAACCGATCATGTCGTACTCTACCAATGTGCTCAATGTTCTTGGCAATGAGTCTGGCATCAAGTCGTCTCACTTCGGTGAGTTCACGATGGGCATCGAGCTTGAGATGACTTCGGGCGACAACGACAGCTACTGCGCCGCTGAGCTTGTGCGTAGCCGTTTGGGTTCTGCATACTGCATCATCAAGAGTGACGGCTCGCTTCCATCCAATGGCTTCGAGGTCGTGACTTCTCCGCATGGTCTTGCCACGCACATCGAGAAGTTCAAGGCTTGGGAGATCGACCCCGCCTATCGTGCATGGAACACAGGCAAGTGCGGTATGCACGTACACATTGACTCTCGTGCCTTCACGCAGTTGACGCTGGGTAAGTTCTTGATGTTCATCAACAGTAGTGGCAATGTTGACTTCATTCGCAAGATTGCAGGTCGCCATCCCGCTGTCGATGACCAAGCCCGTAGCTACTGCGCCGCTGAGCACCAGTCCATCCTTGCCAACCCCAAGAAGGCTGTCAAGGGTAAGTCGGGTGAGCGCTACCGCATGGTCAATATGTGCAACCTCGGTGGTCGTGAGGCTCAGCGCTTGGGACTCAGCATGGACAACAGCTACAACGGCAAGTACAACACAGTTGAGTTGCGTATCTTCCGTGCATCCCTCAAGAAGGAACGTCTGCTTGCACAGATTGAGTTCACTCATGCGTCTGTCATGTTCTGCCGTGTCGCATCGTGGCGTGATCTCAACGGCACATCGTTCGTCAAGTGGCTCAAGACTGTGGCTGGTCAGTACCCTGCGTTGACTAAGTGGTACGGCGTGCGCAATGTACATACATCCACACCGACAGTCATTGCACCAGCGCAGGACACTTGCTCTGACGCTGTTCCTCTTGCCCCTTCGCAAGTGTCTCGCTTTGCCCACGGGCATGACCATCGCTATGCATTCGAGATACCTTATGACGATGGCGATGGTATGCGTGACTACGCTAACCGATACGGGCTTCACTTCACCTTCTTCAGGGTGATCGGCTTGCAGTTGGCGGTGTTCCCGTACGGGGGCAACGATGAGCACATCAGCGAGATCGATGTGATCTATGTGCGTGACAACGATATGTGGCGTCTTCAAGAGGACAGCTTCAACGAACTGATTATGGGTCACGACCCTGTACCTGCCAACTCAGTCTCTGAGTAATCAACAACCAAACGGGGA